AATCGGACAGACTTGAAATTATATCGCAGAGAACGGTCAGAGCTGCAGACCAAAGCAATAACACATTGCGATGAATTGCTATTTTATATTGAATTATCAATGAAACTGAACATTGTTAATGTAAAAAGCATGGAATACTGGTCGAAAATGGTTTCTGACATTAAGCATATGGCGATTGCGTGGAGAACAAAAGACAGAGAAAGGTAATTAAAACATAGGTTGCGTGCTGTTTAAACCGTCGTTTCGCCGTCCGGCAATATCAACAACAACAACAACTGTAACAACAACAACGGTGTTCGCCCATTCTGTATCAAACAGGCAGTAAGAGTAGGCAATAAGCCGAAATCAGTAAAAGATACAAAAAAGTGCGCAACCTTTCCTAAAAGGATAAAAACAAAGGAATTATTACTATGGATAAAGATATTATTTGTGATTATGAAAATTTGTACAAGGCTTATAAAAAAGCTAAAGCAGGCAAAGGCTTCAATGGAAGCAGTGCTAGGTTTCAGATGATGAATCTTGAGGGACTACATATGTTAAAAGAACAACTTGAAAATCAAACATATAGGGTGAATCCGTACAATGAATTTAAGGTTTATGAACCAAAGGAAAGAGTGATTAAGTCGTGTTCTTTTAAAGATAAAGTAGTACAGCATTGCTTGTGCGATAACGTGTTGCACAAGCAGTTATCTGATGAATTTGTCAGAACAAATTATGCCGGGCAAACAGGAAAAGGCACACATTTTGGAATGGACTGTTTGAAAGAGCAAATGCTTGAATTTTACAAACAGCATGGGCTTGACGGTTGGATTTTGAAATGCGATATTACGAAGTTTTTCTATCAAATAAACCACGATATTCTGAAAGACATAGTTGATTACTATTTCAATGATGAGTATACAGTGTGGATGAATCATCTATACATTGACAGCACTGACGGTTTGGGACTTCCACTTGGCAATCAAGTAGCGCAAGTATATGCATTACTTATGCTGAATGGATTAGACCATTTTGTAACAGGCGAGTTAGGAGTGGAACTATATGGCAGATATATGGACGATTTTTATTTGATAGCACAGAGCAAAGATTATTTGAAATGGTGTCTTGAATGTATTCGGCGGTTTGCAGAAAGCCTTGGATTATCCCTAAACGGTAAAACACAAATAATTCCGTTTAAAAGTGGGATTTTATTTACAGGATTTCATCATTATATCACAAAAGACGGAAAGTACATAAGAAAATTAACGAGTACTAATAAGCGCAGAATCCGAAAGCGACTGCGCAAGTGGTGCAAGTTGGTTAAAGCGGGACGAATGACAGAGAAGAAGTTTTATGAAAAATACAATGCGTGGAGAAATCATGCGTTGCATGGAAATTGTATAAAGCTGTGTCATTCAATGGATTTATATGTAAAAGAATTATTAGAAAGAGAGGAATAATTATGGCAGAGAATACGCAGTTAGTTGAATATGAATCAAATGGAGAAATGGTAAAAATTTCTCCAACAATGATAAGGAGATACCTTGTAAGCGGTGGTGGTAATGTATCTGACGGAGAAGTAATGATGTTTATGTCATTATGCAGATACCAGCACTTAAATCCGTTTTTGAGAGAAGCATACCTTATTAAGTATGGAAGCAACGAGCCAGCCACAATAGTTACTGGAAAAGATGTTTTTACAAAGAGAGCCAATGCAGACCCACGATATAAAGGAAAGAAAGCAGGAATTATTGTAATTAAAAAGGACGGAGCTGTTGAAGAGCGAGAGGGAACAATGGTTTTACCTAACGAAACTATCGTAGGTGGCTGGGCGAAAATCTTTATTGACGGAAAAGAGGACGAATACCAGTCAGTAGGTTTTGACGAATATGCTGGAAGAAAAAAGGACGGCTCACTCAATAGCCAGTGGGCAAAAAAACCAGCTACAATGATTAGAAAGGTTGCTGTCGTACAGGCTTTAAGGGAAGCATTTCCAGATAGATTCCAAGGCTTGTATGCACAGGAAGAATTTCAGAATATATCAGATGTAAAACTTGATACAGAAAAGGTTGTTGCTGATGAGGTTAAAGAGAACGCAAACACAGTAGATTTTGAGGAAAGCGACATTATCGACACCACAGCCACAGAAGTAACCGAAGAACAGGCAGAAGACAGTACGCTTCCACCGTTTATGCAGGAATAGGAGTGTAATTATGGAAGATAGACATTTATTTAAAGCAAAAGATAATAAAGAGTGGGTCCGCGGAAGCTTGGTTTATACTTTTACTGGCACACCGTATATCGTTACAGAATATGACCATATAATGAATTTCATAAATATAAATGAAGCAGACCCATCCACAATCTGCCAATGCACCGGCTTGAAAGATAAGAACGGCAAGCTGATTTGGGAGAATGATATTGTAAAAAGAACTGATAAGCCTAAGGCAGGAGAGCCTACAATCGGTATTATTGAGTATGATATTGCCAACACAGCTTTTCTTATTTGGTGGCTGGATAACCTTAATTATTCGCCGATGTATCCGTGGAAAGAAAAAATCCAAATAGTCGGCAATAAATTTGACAATAAAGATTTATT